TTCAAGAGCCTTAATAAAACGAACACCAGTTTTTTCGTCTGTTGCCGACTTACCTTCAGGTACAGAATAACCGATTGACCACTCTTGTTCTTCTGCAAAAAATTGAACATCATAAAATGCATCACGTCCACGACTTGTATTTAAATTAAATTGCATTTTTACAAGCAATGCTCCTGCGTTTTGTTGACGCAAATCTTCTGGCAATCTTGGGTCGTTCGGCATCAACTCTTCAACCTTGAGAGTTTTAGCAACCGGGATGTTGGTATCGTGCGACCAAACACCTTTTGGATTTCGCTTTCGAAGAGTATTCTTATATGCGCCAGGCTCAATGACGTCATTAACCGAGTCAACAACATTGGTTACCGAAACAATCGCTTCAACGATTCCATCCGCGCTATCAATAGCATTAACCATTGAAACAGGAACATTTTTGCGGTCCATCTGACCTCCTAGGGGCAACTCTACACTGAGCAAGCGTTCAGATTAACTAAACTTAGCGTATAGGCTAAGCAAACGATAGGGTGCACCGGCAATTAATGACCGATGTGCCATCCCCTACGAAATCACCTGGAAACCTTACGCTTTTCCCGGACACGTCAAAACTATCACTTATGCCTATTGTTGAATTCGAAACATGTTGATGCTCTTCGCGACCGCCCGCAGAATCAAGATTCACCCAAGTCTTTTGGGTGTATCCAAGTTGAAGCGCTGCCCAGAGCAACCCAGCATTGAATGCCCCGGAAACTTCTGTTCTGACAATTGTTTTGATGCGCTTTGCGAAAGAATCTGAAATCCAACTGCTTAGTTCGGCAACAAATGCGCCGTGTGGTCGCCCAATATGAGAATCAAGCATTTTTTGCATATTCATGCCTGTCGTCGCATTTACTAAAAGTAGGTTGGCAATCCTGTCTTCGATAAGTTCTTGAACTGCTTTACCCTGCATGTCTAGTCGGTCAAAACTTTCTCCCGCTATATCTATGGCACCATCTAAGAACACAGCAGAAATCCAAGTTTTGCCGTCGCTGTCTAACTGCTTATTCCAAGTATCTATGTCGAAAAAATCACTAATTACAATTTTTTCTCCAGCATCCCATCGCTCTTTGAGTTTTTTAGAACTTGCTTTTTCGATGACGACTCGCTGTTGACGCTTAAAAAATGACGCTATTTGTAATGTAACGCTTGCTTCAAGTCTGTCTAGTTGTCTGGTGCGCTTTTGCGTTGTGTTTTCTGTTTTTGTATTGTCGCCCATTTGGTGAGACATTGGAGAAAGCGCTGGCTCGTAAACTGGTCTTGGTGATGGGTTTTCCGTATTATCCGTAGTGACTCTTGGTGATGTTGGAACATTACCTGAAGAAGGTACTGGCTTGTCTGGTGCATCGTTTGGTCTGCGTCCTGGCCTTTGATTTGGATTTACTCTTTCGCCTTGCTGCAGACCAGAACCATCGGTTGACATTACTACTGGAGAAAGGTTCGTCGGAACCATAAGTTCGTCTATGCCAACGCCTTCTCTGCCGGTAAGTTCACGATACTCATCGATGCTGATTGCGCCCTGCTTTAATTCTTCAAGGTGAAACTTCGACCTTTCCCTGTCGTCGCGACTTAAAATAGCAACAGATGAAAGGTCGTAAGAAAACCACGTACTTAAGTCGTCATCCAGAATGTCAAATGCCCGCTCAAGAAGAGTGAGGTGAGGAAGCATTGTTTCTCTCCAAAAAACTTCTAGTTCAACATCGGCGTTTGCAAAACTTCTTCCGGAAGCGTTTCCTATAACGGACTCAGGTACGCCAAACGAAAGAAGAATTTCTTCTTTGTTTTGCATTCTTGCTTCCGTGTACTGTGCATCGCGCTGATTGACTGCTGTGTCAATAAAACTTGCATCTTCTGCCGATAAAACAGTGATACGACCTGCACCACCAATATTCGAACCAGTTGTGCCTCTAAATCGACGAGCAATTTCTTCGCTTTGCTCTTCTTCCATGTCTCCTTTAATAATCAGCATTCCGCCTGGTCTGCCGTCATTGATTACAAAATTTCTGTTGTAAACTCGAGAGTAGTAGTCAAACTCAATTGCTAAACCAGCAGACTCAAGAGGGGTCTGTCCTTTATATGGGTCAATGGGGTGCGGCACACGAATCCACATCATGTTTTGCGGCTCAACAACCTTTTTGGGCGTATTCGGGTATTCAACAGAATATCCAGAAACAAATTTTTCTGCGTCCGGGATTGGAAATACGTATTGCGGTTGATGTAAAAATAGGGAAGTGACGTCTCCGAGTCTATTGCGCGTTATCTCTACATATGCTCCTTTTTTGGAAAGAAGAACTTGCGAAGAAAGCATGAATCTAAAAGTAAAAGCATCAGTATTTTGATTAGGTCTACGATTCAGTAAATCTAAAATTGGAGCATCCCACTTCAGTTCGCCAATCCGCCAATCACCAATTCTTTGTCCGATTGGCAATGATGCCGCATTTGCAGCGATTGCGTAAACCGACTTGTAGACCCATACAACTCTGTCGAGGGCTTGATTAATTCCTCTTTCTACATCCCAACCATCTTTGTACGGCTCTCCGGGACGGCTATAACTAGTTGTTGCATATCGTTTTTTTTCGTCGATGCCCGTAAATCCATTTGCGGTCGCCCTTGTAAAAGTTTTATAAAATGCCATTTTTATTCACCAGTCTCATAGCCGAGTAAAATTGCGAACGCAACGGAAAGAGCGCCAACAGCAAAATAGCCAAGCGCTGAACTTACCAAAAATCCAGAAGTTGCTACGCATGCTCCGCCAGCAGATAATGCCGCAAGAGAAACTCTCTCTCTTCGAGTTGACACCAAAAATTTACTTATAAAATAAGTACTTACGGCGAGTAAGGCGGCAAGAACTCCTCCTAAAACCATATTTATTCCTTTACAACGCAGAGAGTGATAAGTCGGCCATATTTACAAAACTACCCCAATGATAGTGCCGACACCGATAAAGGTGTTCGCACCACCATTGGGGAGTGATGAATGGTTAAAAGGCTTCTTCTTCCCAGCCACTAGTGTTTTTAGAGGCTTGCTTTTGTTGCTGCGCCTGCACACCGGTTTTATTAATGCCGGTAACTTGCGCCTTACGTAAAGACACGCCAATATCGTCGGCTACCAAAACAACTTTGGATTGTTTTTGGCCTTCTTTATTTTCCCAAGTTTGTTGCTCTAGGCGCCCGGAAATTAAGACCCGCGAACCCTTAGAAAGACTGGCCGCAACATTCTCGGCCAATTCACCCCAAGCATTTACGTCGAAAAAAGAGGCTTCTTCTTCCCACTCATCTTGCTTATTCTTCCAACGCCGATTGACTGCAACGCCAACCTTGAGGACACTGCTCCCCGTTTTTGTGGTTTTAATCTCGGGCTCTGCAGTGAGATTCCCGACCACCGTTACTTGTGCTGTCATATATTCTCCTATGTACCTGATGTTTATTGCTGAATGGCATCTAGGTCAAGCATGAACCAATCATTTAGCCACATAATTGCAATCACGGAGTATCCGCAAATGTCAAGCCATGTGTCATTGAGTGGTTCAAACAAGACAGGACCATCGTGCTTTTGAATGTTTTTCAGTCTCTCTAACTTGTCATTTAGACGAATTACGAGTCCTGGCATCCCAAAGCGTGAGATGTTGCCGTGTCCATACATGCGCTGTTTACCAATAACGGTTCTCAGAACATGCATTCCCGCCTCTTCGACGGAAACCTTTGTTTCGTTTGCGTATCCAATAAGTCCGCTCCATGCAATCGCTGTCCACATGGAGTCAAGACTTTGTTCGTCTTGAGGTACCTCAGATTCAAAAACATCATCAATAAGTTTTTCAAAAGTTTTAAGAATAAAATCTTGTCGTTCTTCAGTTGAATTAACCCCAGTCTCAACAAAAGAATTTGCGTTTAATATCATTTCTGAAACAACAATTTCTGATGCTTCATTCCATGTATTTGGGGTGGTTTTTGTAACTATCATTACTGCCTTTCGTAACTTGTTGATGCCAGCATTGCTGTTTTAGATTGTCTTAATTCCCATTCAAAAGTTCTGCGTAAAGCCAAGAACGTTTCAAATATGTCGTCATCAATTCTAAGTGGGAAAAACCCCCACTTGTCGGGCCTCAGCCACAATGCTGCTCCACTTTGAATTTTTGGAATTTGTAGTTCCGTGTCTCCGTCAAACATTACGTCTGCTCTTGCGTAGGCGGCAAGTTGAAGTGCGACTTTTGCGCTAATTCCTGAACGGGTTGTCTTAAAGTCGACAATCGTTACCTTATTTCTGATGCGCGCAATTGCGTCAAACGAACCTGCGTACAAGTGCGTAATTGAAAAAACAGACTTTTCAACATGTAGCCATTCGGGCTCATACTCAACACAGAATTTGTCAAAGTGTTCTATGTATGGCTGGAGTTCTTGGTCATACTCTGCTGACGGGTCGGCAATTCTTTGCTCAATCGCTTCGTGGACCTTGGTTCCCATATCCGCCGCAATTGCAAGTTCTCGCTCTGGTGCGGCTTTAAGCCAAAGTTTTGCTTTTTCTTGCTTGTTTGCAAGAATCAACTCATTGACATATTGAATGTTTTCTACGGCCGCATTTGCTGTAATTTTGCTATTCCATGTTCTAAGGAATGGTGCGGGAAGCATGTCAATTATTGATGTCACCGATGGCGCCGACAAATTATTAATATTTGGGTGTTTGTAGTGGCGATATCCGTTGACCTTAAGAGTCTGAATTTTTGGGTTTGTCATTGGTTTTTATGTGCCTGTTCCTCGAGATACTTTTTATAGTCATCCCAATTGTCCGTGTGCCTGTATGTTGCTTCAATAACTGTATCAGGACTTTGCCTTTCGTACAACTCCAACCCCATACCCAAAACAAGATATTTGGGGCTAGGGGAAACAATGCCGAATTGCTTGCCGTCGTAACTGCCTCCGATTAGGTTTACTTCGCATTTAAACTCAGACTTATTCTTCTTTGTCACTTACTATTGACCGCTTTTAGTATGTCCTGAAACTTTAATTTGAGGTCTTTGACTTTTTCTGAATATTCGCTTACAAATTCCCTGTCAAGAATAATTGAATCCGTGTCTTCTTCCATCGTCATCATCTCTTTCATCACCTCAAGAGACTCAATATTGACCCAAATTTCTTTAATATATATATTTAATTGCTTAGCAAATTCATCAACCTGCTCGCGTTTGATGTTTGCTGTAGGTCGCTGAACCGCAATTGCTCCATCCCTGCCGCCTAGTTGGCTGCCAAAAACTTGAAATGATTCATTAGAGTTTCCCAGATTTATTCCGGCAATTTTAGACATTGCTTCTCCTATTGGTCGTATTTTTCATTATACATCATATCCATGACTTGCCCAGGCTCAATAAGAAAACCTTTTGCTGGGTTGTCGCTATTCTTTGCAAATGTAACCTTTGTTTTATCGTTGAATGTTTCGCGATTTGACCTTAGGTAATTTTTCAGTCTTTGAACGGAAACGACAATCATTGATTGCTCAATGGCGTAAATGTAAATCCACCATTGCGCTGTGGTCACGTTAATGCCGCTCAATTTCCAAATCCGAACGCCCTTTTCATCGACAGCGTTTTGTGGGTTTTGATTTGTTTCAACCACCATCCTCCCGTTTCTATAGCGGTCGGTTTTTATTTCGGCAGAACCCTGTATGACCGAATGATAAAATTGCTTAATAAAATCTTCGCCCAAATGACCAAAAGCGAGGTCAGACGCAAAGTCGAATGACTTTTTATCAATGTCAAATTCTTTTTTATAGACCATCAGATTTGATTTTGTAATTATGTTGAGTTTCTAAAAATTTTTCTATATCGACGCTAATACGTGGTTTTATTTCACCTTGCGTAATAACTATACATGAAGCGAAGTCGTCAGCAAGTTCTTTCCATTGGTCAATTTCCGTAATTGCCATTTCTAAAAGACTTGATGGCACATCCACATTACCACTTAATTTAATTTTATCTTTAAAATCTAAAATTGTTTTAATTACGTGGTCGGAATTCATACAGTCATCATAGCCGCAGAAACACAAATTAGACGATTTATTCTAATAG